ATCGCCAGTAGTTAAAGCATCACCAGAACGAGATCCGATTAGGGTGTTGTTTGTGCCTGTAGTGAGAGCCGCACCAGCCGTGTAACCTAAAGCTGTATTTTCGGTTCCGGTAGTGTTAGCTGTAAGTGCTTGATAGCCAACGGCTGTATTGGCGTTAGCTGTAGTATTAACCGACAGCGCCCCAGTACCTACTGCTACATTGAGTGTTCCTGTAGTGTTTAGCCTTAAAGCACTAGATCCAACAGCAGTGTTGTTTGACGCTGTAGTATTAGACAGCAATGCGTCTTTACCAAGTGCAGTATTTTCTGCACCTGTCGTGTTTGCACTTAAGGAGCTCTTACCCACTGCAGTATTGTTTGATGCTGTAGTGTTTGCCCCAAGTGAGAGTGAGCCTAAGGCCGTGTTATTGGAAGCGGTTGTATTAGCGTCCAGCGCCTGATAACCGACTGCGGTGTTCTGAGAGCCAGTAGTATTAGCGTAAAGAGCTTGGTAGCCAACCGCAGTGCCATCTCCCGATGTATTGCTATACATGGCTTGAGTGCCAAGAGCTTGAACGCCGTTGCCACTGTTTGATGAATAGCCAGCCTGATAACCAACGGCAGTATTGTTAGAGGCGGTGGTGTTAGAATAAAGAGCGGTATAGCCAAGAGCTACGTTGGAAGAGGCAGTGGTATTAGCATTAAGAGCCTGAGTACCCATAGCCACGTTAAACTGACCACTTGTATTGGCGACCATAACGTTCCAACCCATAGCCGTGTTGTAGCTGGCCGTGGAGGCTGTAAGCGACTGATAGCCGACAGCAACGTTACGAGTAGCGTCGGTCACTGCATCAAGCGAAGCGTAGCCTATGGCGACGTTATGATATGCCGTTGTTCCTGCCGCTAACGCGCTTCTACCTATAGCGACGTTTCTATCACCAGTTGTGCTTGCGTACAAAGCCGCGACACCCATTGCAACGTTTTCTTCGCCACTTGTTGTGGTCAACATTGCTGAGTTACCCACAGCCGTGTTACTTGCGCCTGTAGCGTTTTTTAACGCTTGATAGCCAACAGCAGTTTGATTAGCGGCTGTGGTATTAGATAAAAGCGCTTGATAACCTACCGCAGTGTTTTGTCCCGCCGTGGTGTTTGAACCCAGCGCGGCTCCGCCTACAGCTGTATTGTAATTACCTGTTGTATTTGCGTCTAAAGCAGACGTGCCAAACGCCGCATTGCCTGTTCCAGTCGTGTTTGCGGTAAGCGCCTCATAACCCACAGCAGTATTGTAAGAGGCGGTGGTGTTGCTTTCGAGCGCCTCATGACCTAGTGCGACGTTTGCAGTTCCGGTTGTTGTCAAACGTAAAGCATCTCTACCTACTGCTACGTTTTCCGAACCTGTAGCGGTGTATAACGCGGCTCGGCCAATGGCAATGTTGTCAGCGCCTGTTGTATTGGTAAGCAACGACTCAAAACCAATCGCTACATTTGACGAGCCAGTAGTTAAGTTTGGCGCCGCTGTTCCGCCAATGCCGACGTTAAAGCTAGCACCATTTGAGTCGAAAAGAGCGGCATAACCCACGCCTACGTTATAATTACCTGTCGTTTCTGCTGCTAGTACCGAAGAACCCAAAGCAGTATTGAAAGTTCCTGTGGTTAAGGCTTGCAATGTAGCCGCGCCAAAAGCGGCATTATTTGTTCCTGACGTATTTGCTGTTAGCGCGTTGTTACCAACTGCTGTATTAAAACCGCCAGATAAAGATCCATCGTCTAGCGCCTGATTGCCAAGAGCTACGTTGCCTGTACCCGTAGGATAGTTACCATCCAGCTTGATTGTGCCGCCGTCTACTGACACGTTACCTGCGACGGTAAGGCCGTCTGTGACAGCAGTACCCGTTACGTCAACACCTGTGGAGGTGGTGGCTAGTTTGGCATTGCCTGCGTTATACAAAGTAACAGCACCGCCTTCAGCCGCATTAATCATGTTTTGCGTATCTGCGGCATTGTTTAGCTGGAACGTATTTGTTACCACTCGTAACGGGCCAGTACCAGAAGTGTCTGCAATTAGGCTGTAAGTTCCAGTGTGATAAATCTGTAGGTCAGAGCCAGCACCGAAGATAGCCTTTGAGTTATCAGCGAAGGTGATGTCGTCGCCTGACGAGACCGAGATGTCTGTGCCGCCTGTGGTGTTGCCGTTAGCAAGAACCTCAGAAAGTTCGTTGTTGGCACCGACTTGAGAGTCTACATATGCCTTAATGGACTGCTGGGTGGCGAGTGCTGATGCGTCATCCCCAGACATATCGTCTTGGTCAAGAATCTTGTTGACCGATACGTCGCTGGTACCAAGCTGTAAGGCGTCAAATGCCGCATTGTTAAAGACGTTAGCCGCTACGGCACCTGTGCCAGCACCATCAAAGAAAACAACGGCGGTAGTGCCATTAGGAACCACATAATCATTTGAAGCACTGTACGTGCCCTGAAAAACAATGATGTCTCTTGATCCGCTGAGACTGTTGCGGATGTACATGATTTTTTCAGCATCGTTAGGCGTTAACTGCACATAAGCTGTTGCACCTAAATCAGCACCGTCGTTAAAAATAACTACACGGTTACGGCCATTAGATGCCGCGCCGTTAGTTACTGGAAGATCGTTGGGAGACGCCGAACTACCAGCACTGGTCAGCGTGATTGTTACCTGACCATCAAGACTGGCGTCTAGCAAAGACAAGTTAGTGTTAGTCGTAGTTCCCCAAGTACCGGATTGTTCGCCAGTGGCGATTAATTCAATACCATTATTTGTCGTATACGTAGAAGGCATCGTTTAATTCCTATGCGGCTATATCATCCCAATTCGGCGTCTGGGAAGGAGTTGTTTCAACCCACGACGTTGTTGTCCCATCTATATTACTCCAGCTTGGTGTTTGCGAAGCATTTATTTCGCTCCAAGACGGGCTGGATGACGGAACTTCGTTAGTGTAACTTGGATCCTGAGAGGGGACAATCCTGCCCCATATCAGTACTGGTGTGACTTGTCCAGTGCCTTCGACACCCGTAACACTGACATTAGCGTCAGCGGTGGTTGTAACAGAGCCTACGGCTCCTGTGCCCTCAAGACCTGTAACAAAAATACTTACGCTTTCTTGAACCGTGACAGAGCCTACGGCTCCTGTGCTTTCAAGACCGGTGACGGAAACACTAGCACCTGCATTTACAGTAGCGGTTCCAACAGATCCCGTGGCTTCAACACCGGTTGCGACTACATTAGCGCTTGCATTTACAGTGGCGGTTCCAACAGATCCCGTGGCTTCAACACCCGTTACAGGAACTGTCATACCTAACTGAATGGTTACTGTGCCGATTTCACCCGTGGCTTCAACACCCGTGGGTGTCACATTAGCTGTGCCCGTAACCTCAACTGAGCCTACATTACCCGTTGCTTCTAAACCGCTAACATTTACATTAGCGTCCGCAGTGACAGAAGCTGTGCCAACGGTACCCGTGCCTTCAACGCCTGTAACATCTACGTTGGCTAAACCCGTAACCGTTACGGAGCCTACATTACCCGTTGCTTCTAAACCTGTGGGAGATACGTTGGCGTCGGCAGTAACAGAAACCGAACCTACAGCCGCAGTGGCTTCTAAACCTGTGACAGAGGTGTTGGCATCTGCCGTAACGGTGGCTGTTCCGACCTGACCGGTGGCTTCTAAACCTGTAGGAGATACATTGGCGTCGGCAGTAACAGAAACCGAACCTACATTGCCGGTAGCTTCTAAGCCCGTGACGTTTACATTGGCTTCGGCTATTACGGTAACAGAACCTACAGCCGCAGTGGCTTCTAAGCCTGTAGGGCTTACATTGGCGTCTGCTGTAATAGAAACGGTGCCAACTTCACCAGTAGCACCGTTATTAGTAACCGACCCTTCCCCAAACGCGAGTTGACCCCACGTCCCCCGGCCCCAACCGGTGAAAGGGACGATTACATCAGCCATGACTAGGCGATCCGAATAATAGCGTTACTCGCGTCTGCCGTAGGGAATACGATTGTAAAGTCGCCTGCGGTAGAAGTTTTATCCTCACCAAAATCAAGAACGACTACAGACGGGTTACCACTTGCACTGTCATTATAAATTAACGCTCCACGCGCTGTGATAGTAGCGGTAGAAAACGTAAGGTTGGCGAAGTCGGTAAAGGCTGTCGTACCAGAGCTGGTAGGGTCAACACGTGTTAACGTCCCACCGCCTGCGGTATAACCAGTTCCTGTAATTTCGTTAGTAGTCGTGTAAGCAGTCGTGCTTGCATCAAAAGACGCGCTATTTGTGTAAAGCGCAAGCTTAAAAGTACTGCCACCTGTGTTTTGAAAATCATGCACGGCTTCAAGAAGCTCCTTCTTAAAACTGGTGCACATATAGTTTCCAGAAAAAGCCATGTCATAGTCTCCTAATCATTTCGGCAAGTTTTGGATGCCCTGCATCAACCAAAGCATTATATAGTGTGGTTCTGTCACTTTTAACCGCTTCATGCATATAAAGTGCAATAGTCTTAGTGACATCCTGTTTAAAAGCGTGCGCTTGGTCACGAATGGCAGGTGGTGCAGTATCAGATACTTGAACAATCTTGTCTGCACAACGCTGGGCTATTTCTTCTGGTGTAAAGCCTCTATGGCTTGTTGTAGCCACATCGACTTTAAACGTATTTGGCATTTCTGCCTTTAATGAAATCATTGCTTGGGCCTCATAACACGTCCAACGCGGTATTCATCTGTAGTCTCTTTAGCTTCACCAAACTGCTTGAGACCGGCAATAGCCTCTACAAAACGTTTTTCGTAGTTTGCAGTCAAATCAGGCTCACCTTTCATAAAGGTATACGCCTCAATTAAAGAGCCATAAAGCAAACAAAGCTCTGCATTTTCACTTAACCATGTAGTTCCAGAGTCGGCACCTGCTGTTAGGCTATTAGGTCGATAAAAGTAGTGGAGTTCCACGGTGTAACCTGAGTTAGGTGTTGGACCCAAGATAAAATTATCAACGTCAAATAAGGCATAGCAACGAGGCTCTCCCGTAACAGTGGCGTCCGGATTCAAGGTTTGAACAAAGTCAACATCTTTAAAAAGCAAAAATTGATGGTCACCACTACTGTCTACAAAAGACAAAGAAAAGGGAGCCAAAAAATCTGAAGGCGCGGCCAAGTATTTATTAGACGCTGTCATGCTCCCAGATACGTTTTTGCGAAACAGATTAAGCTGAACGTTCTTAAGGATCCTTTCTTCTGCCTGACGAATAAAAATAGGCAGGTTAGAAACAAACGTAGTCTCGTCGTTTTCTGTGTAGTCTTGTATCGCTTGCTTAAGCTCTGCGTAAGTAAAACTCATGAGATGGTCACCGTCACAGTTCCAACTTGCCCGTTGGCTAACAAAGGTCTAAAAACAGGTCCAATGATTGTAGGGACACCCACGTTTACGGTCAAAGGCTCTACACGGTCCGGTCTAGCATCTTTTAAAGCTTCTGGATCAGAAACATGTCGGCGAGGCTCTAACTGAGGTTGTTTAGTTTCAAACTCGTCTGGACCGACCAACATGCCCGTCCACTCACGTTTCATGTCATTAAGTTTGTAACGAAACCCAGATCGGTCAGATAAACCGTAGGCAAATTTCCCTGACGCGTATCGGCCCATTACACAATCCTTGCATAAGCCATGCTGGGTTGAACATTAAAGGACGCCCGATCACGGTCCTCGGATGCCGCTCGTTCAAACTCTTCCTCGTATATAGCTTTCAGCAATTGAACCCGATCAGGAGCTCGCTTGATAGCAAGGTAATATGCCAATCCTGCCGCTAGACAAGGGTAAAAACGAAAAGGTATTTCTAGCGTATTGATTTGCGTGTCTGCATCATCCATCCGAACAAGTTTATCTACGACAACAACATCCGTACTGTTTTCAGGGATAGGCCAAAGTTTCAAGGTAGGATTAATTTGGCGATCTACAAAAAACTGTGAAGGGCGGGCCTGCTGTGTCTTGTTGGGTATACTGATGTAGTCGTCACGTGAAATACGGTCAATGCTGTAGTCTGTGTTGCTACGCCGAATCACAGCCGACAAAATGTCAATAGTGTCAGCGCCTAAAGAATAGTTTCCGGTGCCTTGAGTCAAACTTATGGTAGTTTGCTCAATAGTCCATTGGTTTAAACCACGGTTAGCCCAATCGGCCAACATGAGGTTTAACGAACGTTTTGCTGTTTTTAAGTCATAGCCTGTCTGCGCCATGAGCCCACAACGTTCAAACGCTTCCTCGATGTAGTCGTTTACATCAAGTTCAAAATCTTTAGACCCTGAAACAGCCACGTATTAACCTACTTACACTTTTTCTTTTTACCGGCACGACCGCCGCGCTTTAATCCAACAGGCTTTAAGGGCTTTGGCTTGTTAGCCCCGCCTCCGCCTCGCATACGCTTAACTGGTTTTTTCATACCGCCTGCTCTGTTCTTACCTGCCGCCATCTTTAAGTCTCCTGTAAAAGTTACGACGAGTTTTCCAGATATCTACTGCGTCTGGGTCGTGCTTGTAAAAATCATAATACCCTTTCTGACGAAGGGTGTCTGCTGACTCCTCCAGTTTAGACAGTCTTTGAATGAAAGTCATTGCATAAATGGCGTCGTTTGTAACCTCAAAATTTTGGTCAAACGCTTCTTCGTCAACATCGTCATCAGGATGAAAGCCCATGACCCAGATATCACGATCGATAAAAATACCGTCAGCAATAGCCTCATTGACACGGTCAAGGTAGTAATGAAAATCGTCTGGATCTTTTTCATACTTCAAGTCCACCAAAATACAAAGGTCTAGTGGGTCTGGAAATGCAGATACAAGCGTATACAAAGCTTGTTTATGTGGGACGTAGTTGATTGAAACACCCACCATGTCTTTTTCCCATGCCGCACGGGCGTATGGGCAGGCCGGTAAGTTGTTAAAAAAAGGGTTTGGTTGTTCTAGAGCGTGTTTAGACCATGCTCTTATTTCAGAGACGATCTCTTGCTCTAAATCTTTCACTTTTTGCGAACCTTGGCCGCTTTTGTGTTAGATACAACTTTTTTGCCTTTAGCCCCCTCTTTTTTCTTTTTACGAGCAGTAGCGGCGCGTTGAGCTTTTGTAAGACTCCTAGCTTTAGCAGAGGGTAGACATCTGTCGGGCCGCTTTTTGTTTTTAGACGTGCCACATTCGCCAACGATATTGCCTTGGCTGTCTATGCGAACCCACTTCTGGTCTAACCACTTTTGTAAATCGCCCATTATCGGCCCTTACGTTTTCCGCCCTTAGACTTTTTTGCGTAGTTAGGGTCTTTACAATACTTTGAAGCCGCAAGATTTGCATACGCAGACGGATATGTATCAAAAGTGCGTTTTGCCCAAGCTTTACCTTCGGGACAAATTTTACTTCCTTTGCTCTTCTTAGACGCATCGCCACCCTTTCTAAGGTAAGTCACTTGGACTTTACCTTTTTTAGGGCCTGTTTTCACTCTTGATCCACAACGCATTACCATGCTTTGCAACTCCAATATCTAGCGCTGAACTTATCTTTAGCGGTGTCACAGTTGTGCCGCGCTCTAAAGTTTTTTCTTCGTCCCGGTTGAGCTTTTTTAATGCTCATGTTCGGGTCTCCAAAACGAACAAGCTTTACTTCACTGCCTTTTTTAGCAAGGACAGCGCTTTTTTTAGCTTTACCGGGAGTCTTTTTTGGCTTGTTGTAACCAGAAAAAGTTTCGCCCCGGTATTGAAGACGACCGGAAGGTAATCGCTTTACATCTTTAGTAGTAGCCATAGTTAGTTACTTAAAGAAAAAAGTCATACTAGTGACGTTTGTTAAGGTAGCGTGAATATCCGTATTAAACTTTACACCTTCTTCCGGAATTGTAAGATCTCCCGTTGAATTTGAGTGAAAATCTAAACTAAAAATATTTGTCCCAGAAGCACCACCATCGCGTAATACAACACCTCCCGTCGAACCCGCGCTGTGGTAATGCAAAGCTACTAAACGTCTAGGACCACTTGCTACAGTTCCAGTGGCCGTAATGTACTTTGCTTGAATATCCGACCCAGCCATAACTCACCTAATTGTAAAAAATGGTTGCCGCTGTAACGTTAGTTAAGACAGAAACGTAAACGTCGCTTACCCTAATTCCTTCTGCCGGAATGTTTACTGAATGCGTCGTAGATGCGTTGAAATCCAAGTCCAAAACAGTGGACCCGCCATTACCATCTGTGATGGTAAGGCGGGGCGTGCCT